CTTTTCCGGCATCCTCACCGACCTGACCGACCGCCGCGCCGCCGAGGAGCGCCAGCGCCTGGCCGCCACCGTGGTGGACAACACCACCGAGGGCGTGGTCGTGACCGACGCGGAAAACCGCATCCTGACCGGAGGTGAGATAAAGAAAGAGTGGGCGGCGCGATAAATGGGATTTTTGGGGCCGTACCGGGGAATAGTGGGATGGCGGTTTTGCAAGTGTCTTGCACACAGCAAAAATAAAACCGCCCCCTAGGTCGCGCTACCCCATGGCGCGAGCCCTGCAGCCAGCGCGGCGCAAGCTAGAGCTACCGCATGAGACGGCGCCACGGGCTTGCCGCTCGTGCGGCTCTTGCCGGTAATCCAATCTCTGTATGTTGCCGGTGCTACGTCAAGCAGGCGCGCGGCCTCGCGCTCACTTAAACCCATGCGAACTTGCCAGGCGCGCAGATCGGCGGGGGTCATGCACGCCCCGGCTGGTGACTGCAGGACTGGCCTGCGGCATCCTCGGCGCGCACCTCGGCGATCAGGTCATCGGCTACCGGATCGCGCGCGCCGCCTGCGGCCAGGTGCTGCTGGTACCAGGTGGTGATGAGGGTTGCCATGGCGTCCTCATCCTGGCCCATGAAAAATCCTTCGGGCAAGCCGCTCGCGCGCTCGATGCGCGCGATGATGGCCGTATCAAAAGACACGCTGCCGTTGCCCGAGTCCCGCGCCAGGCGCAGATCGGCAAAGGTCATCCCCTGCGGGATGGAGATGGGCGTGATCATCGTCAGAAACTGAAGCCGACGGCTCTGAGGGCATTAGCTGTCCTCTGAGCATCTTGATACTGGATTGCGCCGCTTCCCGAAATTTCCTCCGTGAAGTCCTCTAAGTCTGCAGCGCAGCCGATTGTCTTGCGCATCAAGACCTTGCCGCCCGTGGTCTCTACAGCCGCTGTGTAAACGCCGTTTTTTTCATAAATTGCAACGTCTTTTCCGTTCAAAAAGGCGCCGCCGGCGAATTTCACAAATTTCATGTCGTCTCCTTGCCGCTCGACGCGGCTCAAAACCCAGTCCGTGAGCCGCATACCTGCGGCCCGGCTTTCGCGCACCCAGCGCGCCTTGGTGTCGGCCGGGATGCGAAGGTGGATGATGGAATCAGTCATTTACCTCAACAGACTTCGTAACCCGCGATGACCCAATCCACATTGCTCAGGTCGTCACCGGCTGCGTCGATCTCCTCCTGAGTCGTGTAGTAGTAGACCGTCACAACGACTGCAGTGCCGTCTTGATCTTTTGCTACTGCGCCTGCGCTCCACTCAATCAGATCATCGCCTTGGCATGCGCCGTTGTAGCCAACGCGGTTCGTTGGCTCGCAGTTCCCGTTTTCTGCTTTTTCAACAGATTCCAGTCCAACGATGGCGATTGCCTCTTCACGGGTCAGGTTGCCCTTTTGCATGATGTTGCTCCTATCAGGATTCCCGGTTCCGCCGGGGCGGTGGCAATCAATCTCGATCACCATGGCTTGTATTATGCACTCAAAATGAGTGCATCACAACCGCCGCAGTAAATTATTTTCGGCCCGCCTGTGACAACCACTCCAGCGCGCGCTCCACGATCTCGCTCCGATCCTCGTCGGATAGGCCGAGATAAGGCCGGGCCGGGATCGTCACGGATTTCGCAGCGTGCCCCCGGAACATCAGCACCTTGGCCGCCCGGGGCTTGATAGTAGCCCCGAACTGGTGGACGGCCGCATAGGGCAGGTTGCTACCGATCTCGACCGTTCGGTCACCGACAAGCTGCCATGTCATCTGACCGCGCAGGTATCCGTTAAGGGTCAGGATGCGGTTCCTATTGCGGCGCTTCTCCCGCTGATACCAGGGCTGCAACGCGGCCCAGGCGGTGCCATCGGGGGCCGTTTGGGTCTTGAATCGTTCCCGCGTCGAGCGCAGACCGTACTCCCCCAGCTCGGCGAGCAATGGCGATGGATCGTTGATGGCGTCCACCAGGCCGGACAAATGCTCTATCGCGGCCGTGCCGTCAAATCGTGCGCCAGCCATCACGCATCCTCGCGGTACTGGCGCCACCGATCCCGGCCGGGCGCGTACTCAAACCCGGGATCGATGCCCGCAGGCACGCTGACCACGCGCGGCCCGCCTGGGCTGTACTTGCCGATCACGCGCTCCACCCAGGTCACCTCGGGCGCACGATCCGGCCCGCTCTTGCCCATGCGTGCCAAGTCGCGCGGCCACAGGCCAATCACCTTGCACTGGCATCCCCAGCCGTTCGGCGGGTAATGCGTCTGCCACCAGGGATCATCACGCGCCAGCACCATGCCGTCCCAGACCTTGTGCTGGTGCCGTGGGTTCTCCACCCAATCGCTATGCTCGTACATCCAGAACGGCGCAGCCTGCAACTGCTCCCAGCGGCCCGCCGCATAGCTGGTGTTGAGATTGGTCTCGTAAATGACGCGCGTGCGCCAGTCCCTGCCGCCTTTGTAGTCCCAGCCGTAGCGCGCCACGATGACGTCGAAGTCGCGGCGGAATTCCTCCAGCGTCGTGCCCTCGGCAATGGCCTTTTCGATGGCCTCCCGGAAGTCACGCACGATGGCGTCGCGGTTCGCTCCGGCCACCATAAACGCCCATTCGTGCTCCGCTGCGTAGACATCCGTCCAGGCCTGCGTGGGCATGTTGAGCTTGCGCCGGAAGAACTCAATCATTTCCCGAAACGGCAAGCTGCCGTAAGCCACATCAGCCATTGCCGGCCGCCTCCTGCAGCACCTCGTAGCGGCCTGCGAGCTGCGCGGCGGCCAGGGCCTCGGCCATCGCCGCCGCGTATTGATCCAGAGTCATGTCGGGGGACAGCGCCGCCAGGCCGTCGCGGATGTCCTCCAGGCTCGCCGCTTGCTCTACAAGCGCGCGAATCTGCTCCACCCATGCGGCAGCGGGTGCGCGCGCAGCAGCGGCGAGCTGGGGCGCCATGGCCGCCTGCGGTGGCACCGCTGCCGCCTGCGAGGGCTGTGCTGTGGCGGCTGCAAAGCCTTGATGCCATGCGGTAGCCGCCGCCATCGGCGGGATGACAGGCACATGCTGCACTGGCATGAGCACGGGCTCGCCATCCTTTGCTGTCGGGACACCCAAGCGCTCGTTCACCCACCACAGTGGGGGGCGCAGCCCCATGTTGACCAGCGGCGGCAGGCCTTGGCTAAAAGCCGTCAGGTCTTCGCGTTCCTGGGTCTTGAGCCGGAACTGGGGCAAGCGGCGCAGGCCACCCAGCGCCAGGCCGTTGACCGAAGCCACGGCGAACACAAGATCGCGCGTGAGCGTGGTGTTCGCCTGGCGAATGTCGCCGTCGCGCAGATCCTTGCGCACTTCGTTGTGCACGTTGCCCAGGGCGTTGGTGCTGGCCTTGCCGTCGGCTCCGCTGGTAAGCGTGCCGCCCAGGATCACCTTGGACTGGTTGCGCTCGCACCACGAAATCATCAGCTCAAAAGCCTTCGGGTCGCCCGTGGCGGCATCCTTGAACTCCAGCAGCATGCCGTCCGGGATGATGCCCGCCGCGTTGTGCCCGATGGATGCCAGGGCACGCAGCAGCGTGGCTTTCTCCTTTTCGGAGGCGTTCGCCGGGTACTTGCCCAGGCGTACAGGGATGCCGTAAATCTCCAGAAACTCAGCCAGGTCGCCGACCGAGTAGTTTTTGAACAGGTACGTCCATACGAGTTGGCGAAACAGCGCCGCGCGCTCAAGGTAGCCGCTCTTGGCCTTATGGATGTGGGTGATCCAGTTGAAGGGCCGTAGCGGGTCGCCCATGACGCCATCCACCGTGTTGTTGCTGCGCAGGCGCAGCTCCTGCCGGTAGCCCCGATGCAACGTGAACCACGACTGCGGACGGTGCGTGATGGTCTTGGGCACCCAGTAGCCCTCCACCTGGTGCCACTCAATCTCAAGACAGGCATAGCCCTTGCCGATGGCATCCGTCAGGTCGAAGACCATGTCCTCGAAATCGGGAATCTCCATGAGCAACTCGCCGAGCTGGGCGGCGAGCTTCTTCTCGGCAGCGTCGGCGCCCTCGGGCGGCACCACGTCCCATTCGAGCACGCAGGCGCGGCGGCGCTTGCCCATCTCGGCGGCAATGTGGCCGTCCTTTTCCTCCATATCCTCAAACAGCTCGAATTGCGCGGTCAGTTCGCCGGTCTCGGCGGCGTCCAGAATCTTCGCCAAGCGCGAGGGCGTGAGGCCGCGCGTCGGGTGTGTCTGCAACTCGCGCTGCAGGTGCGCCAGTCTGGCGGTCTGAGGCTCCT